AACAATATTTAAATTTTCCAACCACTGAAACTGAAGCTTATAAAGCAAATTTAAAAGAATAAGAAAAAAATTTTTCAGATGGTACACTTTTAATACTAAATAATAATAACGCAATTAGTAAAATAATTACGTTTAGAGATATGTTTCCAACAGGGTTGTCGTCGATGATATTCGACTCTAAAAGTACCGATGTGACTTACATTACAAATACTGTGACTCTAAGATATAGTTATTTTACAATACAGAGTCCTTCTTCTTCGACAGTCTACTAAAATAAATTAGAAAGAGACTGTTAAATGCAAAAAAATATATTCATATTATTTTTATCATTTTTGCTTACTATTGGAGCAGGGCGAAGCTTTGCACAAGGATTGCCACAAAGTGATAAGTATCCAGATTCATCTTGGATTGAAGAAATACCAGTAATTTGTAATGACTCAACAACACTTCATGCTTTTTTAGAATCTAAGGGTTGGATTATGTCAAAAACATACACTGGAAGAACTGGTGCCGAAAGCAATGGAAATCCAGTCTTTATTATAGCACACTATAAGAATGCAAAATCACCAAAAGCAATTATAGAAACAATCACTGTTCCATCAGGTGAATCTTGCATAATGTATCAAGGATTTGACGAAAAAAATACTTCAAATAAAGCTTAAAACCCTTTACTTACAAGCTTTTTTATAGTATAATATGAATTATGACACTTGAAGAAATACAAGAACAATGGAAACAAGACTGTATTATAGACGATAATCATTTAGATCGAGAATCTGTTCGTACACCAGTCTTACATTCAAAATATTTAAACTTACTCATTTCATATAAACATCGTATTACATCAGCACAATCTGAATATAATAGTATGCGTGTAAAAAAATTTAGATATTATCGTGGTGAAATGAGTAAGGGTGAATTAGAACTTGCTGGTTGGGAACAATGGCAAGGTATAAAACCATTAAGAAATGAAATGGATGAATTTCTAAATGGTGATGCTGATTTAATTAAAGCCAAACTTAAAATTGAATATTTAACGAGCATACAGGAACTTCTTGAATCTATATTACAACAGATCAAGTCACGAGATTGGATAATAAGAAATTCATTAGAGTGGAAAAAGTTCGTTAGTGGTGCTTAATGTCCGAAGATAATAAATCCCAAATTACAATCGAAAACTATACTGAAACGCACGTTCGTGTATTCTCAGATGATTTAGGTATAGAAAAAGAATTATCAGACTATTTTACGTTTTATGTTCCAGGAGCCCATTTTACACCACAATACAGAGCACGTATATGGGATGGTAAAACACGTCTTTATGATTTACTTCGTAAGACAGTTTATACTGGTTTAATTCCTTATGTACGCAAATTTGCCTTTGAGCGTGGTTATACCATATCTGAATTAGGGTTTCCAAAGTATATTGAACCTATAACAGAAGATGAGGTTAAAACCTTTATAAATTCATTAAATATAACCTCTAAAAACGACTCAGACCTATCAGTAAGAGACTATCAATATAATGCGGTTTATTCCGCTTTAAAGCGACGAAGAGCCCTATTGTTGAGTCCAACTGCCAGTGGGAAGAGTCTAATAATGTATTCTATATTACGTTGGTATTCAACATTAAAAAACAATAAGAAATGCTTAATTATAGTTCCAACAACTAATCTGGTTGAACAGTTATATAAAGACTTTGATGATTATTCAACTAAAAATGGTTGGAAAGTAGATACTCATATTCAAAAGCTTTATGCAGGGTTTTCAAAAGAACTTACAAAAAATATATTAATTACTACTTGGCAAAGTATTTACAAATTACCAAAATCATTCTTCGAGCAGTTTGATGTAGTTTTCGGAGACGAAGTCCATAAATTTAAGGCAAGAAGTCTTATTACAATAATGGAAAAATGTAATAAGATAAAATTTCGTATTGGTACAACTGGAACAATCGATAACAGTAAAATAAATAAATTAGTACTCGAAGGACTTTTTGGAATCGTAGAAAAAGTCACAACTACATCTGATTTGATTGACCAGAAAAAATTAGCAGACTTAAAAATTATTTGTTTACTCCTTTCATATGATGATATATCACGCGAAGGAAGAAAAAATAACGTTTATTCAGACGAAATAGATTGGCTAGTTTCTTGTGATAAAAGAAATAACTATATTACCAATCTTGCTCTTAACTGTAAAGGTAATACTTTAATACTTTACCAATACGTAAAGAAACACGGAATCCCTTTATATGAAAAACTAAATAGATTAGAGAAGAAATATAATAAAAAAATATATTTAATCTCTGGTGATACAATCGTTTCTGATAGAGAACAAGTAAGAGATATTGCAGCAGATACAAACAATTGTATTATAGTCGCAAGTTATGGAACTTTCAGTACAGGTGTGAATATACCAAGTATTGAAAACATTATATTAGCAAGTCCGATTAAGAGTAAAATACTTAATTTACAAAGTATTGGAAGAGGACTACGATTAAATAAGAATAAAACTACTTGTAATTTGTTTGATATTGCTGATGACTTATCTTATAAGAAATGGAAAAATCATACTTATAGACATTTGTTGTCAAGAATGCAAACTTATGATGAGGAAAAATTTAACTATTCATTAGTAGAGGTAAAATTAGATGCATCAAAAATCATCGACACCGAGAATAATAAAATCGAATGAAGATTTTGTTATTGTAAGATTATCTACAGGTGAATCAATATTAGCGATTCGTTTAAAAGAAGACGAAAAAGAAATTACTATTGAATATCCATTTGCTCTTAAAAATTATCCAAGAATTACAAAACAAGGTGGAATTATAGAACAAGTGACTGCAGGACCATATTGTAGTTTCGCCGAAAATAGAGTTTTTACATTTCCGAAAAAAGACGTTTTTTTCATAAAGAAACTTCATTCGTTCGCAATACCATTCTTTATGTCATTGTATAATCAACATGAAAGATTAGTTGCAATGGGATCTTATGAAGATTTAATGGATAGATTTATGGATAAACAAGAAATGGCTGATTTGAGACATGACGAACAATTTCCAGATCCAGAACCAGAAGAATATACAAGTAATTACGATACAGAAACAGAAGAACTAACTACTGAAGAGATTGATGGTATAAGAGAAATTTACAATCAGATTAAGAATAAAGATAAGAAAGTAATCCATTAATATTAATATTTCAAACCCCAACAGGTGTTATTATAATGTGGAAAAAATTGAAAGTAAAGGCATATTGAAACACTTTACTTACAATATATTTTAGAGTATAATTGCAGTCTATTTACTCTTTAATATTTAAATCCTTTACAATGAATAAAAAAACTAAAGAAACAAAAATACATTACGTCAATAATGCTGAATTTCTTAAAGCATTAATTCAATGGAAAAAAGATTGTGTTGACGCAGAAGATAGTGGAGAAGAACATCCACCAAGAATTCCTAATTATATAGGTGAATGTATTTTAAAAATAGCAACACGTCTTTCTACACGTCCAAATTTTAACAATTATACATATCGTGACGATATGATATTAGATGGTATTGAAAATTGCATTCAATATCTTCATAACTTTGATCCTACCAAATCTAAAAATCCCTTTGCTTATTTTACTCAAATCATATACTATGCATTTTTAAGACGTATTATGAAAGAAAGAAAACAAGCTTATATTAAAACTAAAATTCTTACTTCTCTACCACCTACTTTTTTTCAAGAACTTGGTATGAGTGATGATGAAATTTCAGAGTCAGAAAGAAACTTTGATAAATTCGTCAATAAGATGAGTCAAGCAATAGAAAGCCAAAATAACTTTGATGAATGGCTAGTTAAAAAATCTGTTGCTAGAAAAATAAAAAATAATATTGAAACGATTGATTTAGATGATGACAAAGATAGCGATTATAACTGATACACATTTTGGTGTACGTAATGACATTAGTCACTTTTTAGAATCTCAAAATAAGTTTTTTGATACAACGTTTTTTCCTAAAATAGACGAACTAAAGATAGACACATTACTACACTTAGGTGACATATTTGATAGACGCAAATATATCAATTATTACACATTAAAACAGAGTAAAACATTTTTCTTCGATAAATTAAGAGAAAGAAACATTACTATGTATGTTGTAATTGGTAATCACGACACATACTTCCGAAACACTAATGAGATTAATAGCATATCTCTACTCTTAACTGAATATCCAAATATAAAAATTCTATACGAACCACAAACAATCCAAATAAAAGAAACACTATTTTGTAATATTCCATGGATATGTGAAGACAACAAAGATAAATGTTGGGAAGAAATTAAAAATACAAAAGCAGAAGTTTGTATTGGACACTTTGATATTCAAGGATTTGAAATGCATACTGGTGCACCATCCAAAGATGGAATACCAAAAGATAAGTTTATGAAATTTGATTTACTTATGTCAGGTCATTTTCATCATCGTTCACAACACGATAATATTACTTATTTGGGTGCACCATATGAAATGACTTGGTCTGATTATAATGACAAAAAAGGTTTTCATATATTTGATACAGCAACTCGTAAATTAGAATTTATACAAAACCCAAACACTATGTTCTTAAAAGTAGAATATGATGAATCTTATTTTGCTGAGAATCCACCAAATTTTGAAGATTATAGAAACAAGTATATAAAAGTAATTATAACAAATCGTAAAAATTTATTGAAGTTTGATACATTTATAAAAAATTTACATAATCATAATCCATATGATGTGAAAATACTTGAAACGTTTGTTGACTTTTCATCTGCTAACGTATCTGATGAAATTAACGTAGAAGACACTACTAGCATATTAAATGGTTATGTTGATACAATCACAACTAGTATTGAAAAAAATAAACTTAAATTATATTTAAACTCGTTGCATGCTGAAGCAATTGCGAACGAGACTATTGTTAAAGAATGATAATATTTCATAAATTGAAATGGCGTAATTTCCTCTCAACAGGCAATGTTTGGTGCGAAATACAATTGAATAAAACAAGAAGTACAATCGTGGTAGGAAAAAATGGTGATGGTAAATCTACTATGCTTGATGCTCTTACATTTGTTTTATTCGGTGAACCATTTAGACAAGTAAAAAAGAATCAATTAATTAACTCAATTAATGGTAAAAATGCTGAAGTAGAAATTGAATTTTCTTCTGGAACGAATACCTATAAAATAAGAAGAGGAATTAAGCCTAATATATTTGAGTATTATGAAAATGGTGTGTTACAAAATCAATCAGCAGCAATCAGTGATTGTCAAAAGAAAATAGAAGAACAAATACTTAAAATTAATTATAGAACATTCTGTCAAGTTTGTATTTTAGGATCTGCTTCTTATATTCCTTTTATGCAATTACCTACAAATCAACGTAGATTAGTAATTGAAGATATTTTAGATATAGGTATATTCAGTAAAATGAATGATATACTTAAAATAAGAGCAGTTGATACTAAATTAGCATTAGTCGATGTAAATAAAGATATAGAAATAGCTAAATCAAATATACAAGCTCAAAAAACTATACTTGAAAATTTATCAGTATCTAAACAAGAGAATATAATTAAGATAGATGAAAAGATAGAAAAGTATAGAGAAGATATAAAAGAAATACAAAACAAAATAACTATATTAAATAAAAAACTTTTAGAGATTGATAGTTTAACAATTGACTCAGTAGATGTATTTGATCGTGTAGACAAAGCAAGAAAACTAATCGCAATAAATGAAAGTCGTATTGCTGAGATACAAGAAAAAATAATGTTCTTTAATGAGAACGAAAATTGTCCTACTTGCGAATCACCTATACAACATAAACAGCATGCATTAAGTAAATTAGAAAAAGAAAAAGAAGATATAAAATCTAGACTTTCTAAATTATTAGAAGCTTTGACTGCTGGAGAAACTAGATCAAGAGAAATAAGAACATTATTTAATGAAAAAATAGAAATTAATAATGAAATATCTAATTTAAATACTAGTGTAAAATTTACTGAAACTAATATTGAAAACAGTATAGCTGAAAAACGAACACTATCAGACACAACTAGTGATACCAACAAATATAAAGATAAAATTAAAGAACTAGCTGAACTAGCATTAGTTAATGTTGATAAAAAGAATAATTTAATGCAGATAATAGAAATAGAAAATACTTCTAAATTACTCTTACAAGATTCAGGTGTTAAAACTGCTATTATTCGAAAGTATTTACCTGTAATGAATAAATTGATTAATAAATATTTACAAGCGATGGACTTTTATGTTCATTTTGAATTAGATGAGAACTTCACTGAGACGATACGTTCAAGACATAGAGATGAATTCACCTATGATAGTTTTTCAGAGGGTGAAAAAATGCGTATTGACTTAGCTATATTGTTCACATGGCGACATATAGCAAAAATGAAGAACAGTATTAATACATCTTTATTAGTACTGGATGAAATATTTGACTCATCTTTAGATGCATCAGGTGTAGATTATTTCTTAAACCTAATTTCGCAACTAGATTCTCAAGTCAATGTTTTCGTAATTAGTCATAAGGGTGATACTCTAATTGAAAAATTTATGAGTACAATTAAATTTGAGAAGAAAAACGACTTCTCTACAATCGTAAATGCATAAACTATGAGAAAAAAAAGAAAAGAAAAAGTAGAAATAAACCCTTTCACAAATAAACCAAGCAAAAAACCAATTCGTGAAGGAGTATCAACACAAACAAATGATGTCGACAGAAAAGATGAATCTAAAACTGTTCTTAGAGATAAACAACATCATTTACATTTTAAGTTAAAATTAATTGAAAACTGGATATATGAAAAAAAGCATAGTAAGTTTTTATCTGATTCAGAACCAAATCTAAAAGACTTAGAATTAAAACAACATAATATGAAGCATGAATATAATCGTGTGTCTAAATTATTAAAGGAAAGCAAGTAATGACTGATGTAAAAGAAGTTGTCTGGGATTCAGTGGATGAAAATGGTAATCCTATAAACCCAAGACTAGCTACAGCTGAAGAAGTAGAAGCAAAAAAGAAATCAAAATCACTTCCTATTATAGAAGAATCTTTTGATAAACGTATTTTAAAACCAGAACCAACTGTAGTACAAGTTGAAAAGCTAACAAGTAGTTTAGATGGAAAAGAAATTATAACACCAGTAAGAACTACTGATGGTTTAATTCCATGGAACGATCCACGTTTAAAAACACCACCAAAAGAATGGGACTTTAAAAAACCAGTAGAAGAAGCAGCACAATTAGGATTATTATTGATTAAAGTATCACAAAAATTAAATGGTGCTGGTCTTTCAGCTAATCAAATAGGAATAGATGCAAAAGTGTTTGCAATTACAGTTATTGAAAACTATCAATATGCTGTTTTTAATCCAGAAATATTAGAATCTTCAGAAGAAGTTGAATTAATGGAAGAAGGATGTTTATCTCGTCCAGGATTATGGCTAAAAATATCAAGACCAAAAAAAATTAAAGTTAAATATTTTACATTCAAAGGCGAAGAAGTTCGTACCGAATTAGATGGGTTTCATTCAAGAGTATTTCAGCATGAATATGACCATATGTTAGGAATAGACTTTACTCAGAGAGTAGGTAAATTAAAATTAGATATGGCTTTAAAGAAATTAGATAAACAATTAAGAAAAGCAGCAACTACTCAACAACTAGAATATGAAGCGAAATTAAGACCTAAATTAAGAATTCCTGATTAATTTACTTCCAAGAAATTTTATAGTATAATATATGCTTAATCAACTAAAAAGGTACTTTTATTATTATGGACTCAAGATTTGACCACATTAATTCCCTTCAAAAACAAAAACAAGCATTCGAACACCAATTAAGATTACAAAAAGAAAGAGACGCGATGTATGCTGAATTATCTCGTGTTGGTATTATATTTGGTGTTGGTTTTGCAGCAGGATTATTATTTAATGTTATATTCTTTTAAATCACATAACGAATTAAATAAAAATTTGACTGATTATATTTCAACAGTCACTGATAAAAAAGACATTTCTAAAATACCGATCGAATCGATCAATGATTTTTTAAATGGTTTAGAGTCATTTTTAGAAGAATCAGCAAGCAATTAAGGCGAAATTAAGGCGACTTTAATATAAGTCACTGATTTATATACCTTTTTTATTTTCTCCTAATTATATACTTTTAGATCATTTTATAGTAGAATATATGTATATATTATGAATAAAAAAGATTTATTAGCGAAACTACTTTCTACTGAAAATATAACTGTTTTAAGACAGCCTGTTGCGACTGCATCTTTTAACGTTGAAACTAGAGTTCTTACTCTTCCTGTCTGGAAGAACCTTTCCGAAAATATCGAAAATATGTTGATTGCCCATGAAGTAGGGCATGCTCTTTACACTCCATTTAGAAAATCAGAAACAGAAGAATTTAATAATAATAAACTATTACATTCTTGGGCGAATGTTATTGAGGATGTTAGGATTGAAAAGAAAATACAAAACGAATATCCAGGATTGAAAAAAGACTTTGTTTCAGCTTATAAAGAATTAGTTGATAGAAATTTTTTTGGTGTTAAAGGTAGAGATTTAGTGAAAGAACAATTTATTAATAAAGCAAATTTATTTTATAAAGCTGGTTATAATTGTGGTGTTAAATTTACAGCAGAAGAATATGGTTATATAAAAGAAATTGATAATTGCGAAACGTTTGATGATGTTATGAAGTTAGCGAAAAAACTTACTGCTTATTCTGTTGCTAAAAAAGAATTAGAAAAACAAGCTTTAGAAAAACTTGCTGCACTGTACTTACAAAATGGTGATGAGAATGAACAAGGTGAACAACTTAAAGATTCTTTAAAAGGTCTTCTTATGGATGAACTGGACGCAGATGGAAATAAAATAGGTGGTTCTAAATCTAATCCTGAAACAACTGTTCTTGAAACTGATAATACTACTGAAGAAACAATTCAAGATAAGTTTGATAATATGTTATCAAAACATACAAGTAATAATGAATTTGTTATTGTTGACTATAATCCAAAATTTGTAGGATTTGATCCTTATGTACCATATAAAAAATATATGACAGATGTAGATGCTTGGTTAGCAATTAGAAAAACTAAGGAAGATTTAGAATTAGCGAATGCTAAAAAAGCAGGTCACGGAGGATGGGAAACTACTGAAGATAAAATAAGATTAGCGAGCATTGAATTCAATTCATATCTACAAGAAACCAAAAAAGAAGTAAATTACTTGCTTAAAGAATTTGAAATGAGAAAATCAGCAAATCAATATTATAAAACAAAAGAACATAAAACTGGTGTAATTGATATTAGGAAATTAGCATCTTATAAAATTAAAGAAGAAATATTTAAAACTATCCAATCATTACCAAAGGGAAAAAATCATGGAATGGTTATGTTAATGGATTGGTCTGGTAGTATGAGTGGCATATTAAAAGACGTTATTAAACAAGTTTATTTGATGACTAGTTTTTGCAAAATAGCAAATATACCATTTACTGTTCTTGCTTTCACTAATGGTATATCTGACTCTAATCCTGAGAAAGCATTATGTGATGTTGAAAGAACAAAACAATTTGGTGAAAGATATATACCCTATGATGATAAACTATCGCCTGAAGAAAATCAAGCTAGAAAGTCAATTACAAATCAATTAGATGTTGAGATGTTTAGAGTTGTTGAAATTTTATCTAATAAAATGAACAAAGAAGAATATAATAAAATGGGTGCTTTATTATTCTCTGAAGTATATAAAAATGTTTCTAATTATAAATTAGCATCAACACCTTTAAATGAATCTTTATATTATATGATTGATTTCTTACCAAGATTTAAAAAATTAAATAATGTTCAAAAACTTTCTTTTATAGTATTAACAGATGGCGAAGGACATAGCATCCAGCCAAGACGTTTTGAATCTTACAGTTATTCTATAAAAAAACATTTATATCTTAGGAAAGATAATAAAGAATATGAATTTAAAACATATATGCAAACTGGTACTTTAATTAAAATAATAAAAGATCAAGATCCAAATACAACTTGTCTTGCGTTTTCTTTAATAAGAAACAATAGAAGACATATAAGCAATACATTATCTCATTTAAACAGTTATACAAATGATGGTCAGTTTGGAAATGCTGACGAATCTACAGTAATTAAAATAGCAAAAGATTTTAAAGAATTAGGTGCTTCTGCATTAAAACAAGTTAATTCTTATGATGAATATTATTTAATCCCAATAGAGAATATTAAACCTGAAGCTTTAAATATTGTTAATGATTTGAATTCTACAAAAGAAAAAACAGCAAATCAAATAGCAAAATCATTTACTAAGCTTTTAAAACAAAATAGAAATAGTAGATTCTTATTAACTTCTTTTGCAAAGCAGGTAGCATAATGGCTGAAACAATATCATTAAAAGATAAAATTATAGAGTTAAGATCTAAAATACTTATACATTCTTATATGTATTGGTATAAAGATAATCCTCTTGTGTCTGATACTTTATTTGATGCTTGGAAAAAACAATTAGTTGAATATCAAGCTGAACATAAACAAAAATTTCCTAATGAGAGAATAGAATTTTTTGAAACTGCATTTATTAATTGGGATGGCACTAATTCAAAAAGTCTTCCTTTGTTTGATGAGTGGATTACGAATAGAGTTGAAGTGCTTGACAAATATAAAAATGCGACTCCATATTTTAATATTTAAATTTATGATATTACTATCCTTATCTGGTTGTTTTGGTTCTACACTATTTACTTTGGGTGAAATTAAAATAACCACTGGGGATGTAATGACAAAAATAGTTAAAATTATACCAAAAAACGATGAAAATCTAGAAGACTACGAAAATAAAAAACTATAATATGACTAAACCATTGAAATATATATCTTTTTTATTTTCTGGAAGTATATACTTTTTCAACGAATTATGCTATAATATATGTATAAACCAACTAAAAAAGGCAAATATATGATGAATAATGCGAATATAAAAAAGTTTGTAGAATCTCTACATAAATCTTATTCCAATGATGAGAATAAATTTAATTGGAAACAGATTGTTAAAGTTTTTAAAACTACTAAGTTTGACAACAAATCAGAAGTTTATAACTGGGTGAAAGCCCAAAAAACTGGGAGAGGATCTTATATTATTCCTCTTTCAAGTGTTTCTTCTTCAGTGACAAATAATGTTGTCAAAGTTGATACTGTAAAATCTGAATCTTCTAATTTAGATATTAAGTCTTTAGTTCCAATTAGAGATAGTAATTATGTTCCATTCGGAAATTATAAAGACTTAGAAACTATCATAACTTCTAGACAATTTTATCCAACATTTGTGACTGGACCGACTGGTAATGGTAAATCTACTTCGATTGAACAAATTTGTGCAAAACATAAAATTTCTTTAATTAGAGTTAATTTAAACAGCTTAACAGACGAAGATCAATTAATCGGTACTAAAACACTTGTCGATGGTAATATACAAATCGTAGAGGGACCAGTTGTTATAGCAATGAGATTAGGAATCCCATTATTGCTTGATGAGATCGATGCTGGTGGTGCTAACACTCTATTATGCTTACAACCAATTCTAGAGGGTAAGCCATTCTACTTTAAATTAAAGAACGAGATTATCGTTCCAAAAAATGGTTTTAATATATTCGCGACAGCGAACACTAAAGGTAAGGGTTCAGAAGATGGAAGATATATTGGTACGAATGTTTTAAATG